ATAAGGTACTCCAGACCATTCTAAATCTATTTCTGTATTACCCTCTTTAGTAAAATGAAAAATATGTTCCCAACCATTTTTTAAATATCTTTTACTAAGAGTTGGAGTATTATATCCTTTTACATATCCATCAATCTCAACTGACTTTGCCCAGATAATATTATTTTGTAATTTCCAATCTAAGCGTTCTGCTATTTTATAACAAGCAAAAGGGTCTTTTTTTGTTGAAGCTAAATTTAAAAATAAATGACCATTTGATTTTAGTATTCTACAACAATCATTAAGTATTATTGTTAGCCACTCAATATAATCTTTTCTATTATCATCATACTGATTATATAATCTTCCAATATTATAAGGAGGAGAGGTTATTATTACATCAACAGTTTCCTTATTAATTGTTGGTAATATTTTTGAACAATCTCCTAAATAAAAATTTTTTAATTTTTTAGCCATCTAGTGCCTCTATTATTTGTCGAACCCATGAGTCCTCGTCGATCATTTCAAAGTACAACCACGTACAATATTGATCTCCCATATTACCTCCTAAAAATTCATCGTACCTGCATTCACGCATAAAAGTCTGGTAGGGTGTATGATAAAGATAAATGATTACCAATACACCCACCACGATCCATGAGACAAGGAGCTTACCCATGAATTTTTTCTCGAGGAGTAAGTTGCTGCTCCCAATTATCAACTTTATTTTTTTCTTTAGAAATAATATCACGAACAATTTCTAAATGTCTTTGCCAAACATCTAATAATTCATCAAGAGTGGTATTTTTCCAAACATGTACACCAAAGAATTGAGGATTTCTTTTTGGCTGTTCAAACTTTTTATATCCTTGCTCAACCAAATAGTTTCTAAAGTTAACATTTAAGTTTTTGTAAGGATACCAAGGAGAGTGCCTAAAGTCCTGCCATAGGTTTTGTTTAAGCTTTGTAAGCTCATCATTCCAAGCGACATACTCTTCAGATAATTTTATAAGCTTATTAAGTTTAGCTTGATCTGGTTTAAATCTAACTATTTCTACCTCTCTAGCTTGCAATTGTTTGATGAAAGCAATTTTACCATCAGGAGATTTTTCCCAAGGTTGATATCTCGCACCAACACAAACACCTGCTCTATAACCTGCTTGTTCAAAGCCATGATCAT